ATGGTGTAGGTCGTGCAGAGAACGGTTCTGTTCGGTTCAGTACACACGGAGGCAGGAAGTCTGGTGTCCCCAATACTGGGGGCGGCAACACCTTGCTGATGTGTGTGATGTTCCTGGCTTACGTTCGGTATCTTGGCATCGACTGCGAGTTTGTTAATGACGGTGATGATTGTGTTTTGATTTTTGAACGGGAGTATTTGCGCTTAGTGGAGGGTAGTATCGAGGTTTATTTCCTCGAGAAGGGCTTCACTATGGTTGCAGAGAAAGCCGTTTATGAGTTGGAGCATATTGATTTTTGTCAGGGCTCGCCAGTGTGGACCCCTCAGGGTTACATAATGGTGAGGAGGCCACAGACTGCCATACCAAAGGACACCATAAGTTTGTGTAAGTTTGAGAGCGAACGCCAGTGGAAGAGGTGGATGGCTTCGGTGGGCGACTGCGGGATGAGTCTTTGTGGTGGAATACCTGTTATGCAGGAGTTCTACCAGGCTTATTTACGCAGTTCCGATGGGGTCACCCGCTTCGAACACGGCCCCGGTGGGGGTTTGGAACACCTTTCAGTGGGCATGAGGCGCAAGTTTCAGGAAGTTGACCAGCAGACGAGGTATTCGTTCTGGTTGGCTTTCGGGATCACGCCTGATGAGCAGGTAGCTGCTGAGGCATTGTATCGCGATGTCTCCCTTGAGTATGGAGATCATCCCCTCTCTTCGGAGAGTTTGGTGTTTTCAACGTGTATATAGTTACGGTGGCTCGTTTAACAGCCGGACCTGGACAAGTCCTTAAACTGTACCATTGGGTTGCCAGGATAATCGCCCAAAACGGTGGGATTTAAAGTTCCTTAATATTTCCGTGCTAAACAAAATGCCGAGAGACTGCACGGCGCGGCCAAGTGGGGGTTACTGCCCCCCTGGTTCCTGGTGATGTACAGTCCCATTTGTTGTGGTGGGATCCAATACACACAACCAAACATGGCAAAACAATCAAAGTATAAAAGCAAACAAGTCTCCCAACACGTTTATCGCGGTTGTCGGGATGCGATCCAACCCAACACACCTTCTGCTGGTCCACTCTCTAGTGGCACCAATGTGGTTATTACTACAGCTAACACTCCGGTGAATTTGGCTGGTGTTTTGAATCCCATCGGTCTCACTACGACGGCCTTGTCGTCTGGGGCATATACTATGCCTTCAGACCGCAATCTACAAGGTCCGCCTCTCCGTGGACTGTGCATCAAGGCGCAAGGGTTTCAATACTACCGGGTTACCCGGGCTAAGCTGGTCATGGTTGGTTCCATTGGAAC